GACTGAGTTATGGGTCTGGAATGACAATACTGATGACTATCAGTGCGTCACCATTGCAGACCCGAATGTCATCATCTATGACAGGCCTGGTGAAAGCATGTTCTTAAAGGGTGAATTGCCCTTTATACAACTCTGCCCCACCCCGCAGTACGACTACTACTGGGGAATCTCTGAAGTCGCAAGACTGGTTTTCTTGCAAGACATGCGCAATAAACGAATGTCAGAGATTCTTGACCTTTTATCCAAGCAAGTATCACCGCCGACAGCCCTTATTGGCTTTACAGGCTTGCTTGATGAGAAGAACTTTGCACTCAATCGGGTTGGTGGCTTGCTCTCAACCGACATGCCAAATGCCAAAGTCGAGCAAATGGCACCATCAATCCCGAATGATCTCTTTAGAGAAATTTCTGAGATTGATCAGATGTTTGAAGAAGCCTCTGGCATTGTCAATGTGTTGCAAGGCAGGGGTGAATCTGGTGTGAGAAGTGCCGGTCATGCGTCTCAATTGGCACGTTTAGGGTCTTCCAGGGCTAAAAAACGTGCATTAATCATTGAAGATTCTTTAGAAAAGATGGCAACGCTGTATTTAAAGGCGATGCAAGCCTATTCTGACCGCATTTACACCGATGATCAGGGTGATAAGTTCATTGCTAACCAGTTCACCAAGGATTTTGTGGTGAAAGTGGATGCACATTCCAACTCACCGATCTTCACAGAAGACCTGCGAAGCCTTGCATTCCAGCTTGCAGACCGTGGTGCGATCACTAAAGAGCGTTTGATTGATATTTTGGAGCCTCCGATGAAGCAATTGCTCAAAGAAGACCTCCGAAAGATGGAACAAGCGCAGCAAGCAGCACAAGAGATGCAAAAACAACAGCAGCCAACCCCTGAAGGCGCTGCTCCTCCTTCTATGTAGAGGTTTTTATGCTTACTGACGGTAATTCAGGTATGAATGGCGGTTCTGGAGGCTCAAGCGGTGGTACTGACCGTTATTCCTTCAAAAATGACCAGCCAAGAACCGGTAAATCCGAGTTAAAACAGATTTATCGCACCCCACAACTTAATTATGGCCGTGCAACGATGAATCGCACAGGTTATCAACGCGCAGGAGGTCGTTTTTCATGATGCAGCGCAAAATGTTACGTCGATCACGCCCTTATCGCCGTTGATCGCTTGACAGACGGTCGGTAAGTGGTTACAAACCGCCCTGAAAGGACATAAATATGGGTGTTAGTGCAGAAGATTTGATGAAACTCATCCGAGGCGGTGCCAAAGGTGATGGAAAAGCCTTGATGGAGATCGAAGTCGAGGAAGAAGGCACTGAAGGCGAAGAAGGCATGGAAAAAAAGCCTGCTTTGTCAGGCGCAGCATCCCCGCCGATGTCTTCCCCCATGTCCACGCCTGAACCCAAGAAGGGCGAGGAAATGCAAGGCCGTATTGATGTGCAACTCGGTATGGGTATGCTCATGGGTGCGATGCAAAAGTTTCCTGATGGTTCGCCAGAACAAAAGGCGATTAAAGATGCCATTGGCAAGATTGGTTCTGCATTTGGCGAGATGGATTACAAAGCCAAGGAACTGGTACCTTCTGAAATCATGCAAATGATTCAAACCCTGCCTCAGGCTGGTGGCGCATCGGCTGAGATGCGAGCAATGGCTGCGGCACCAACCCCTGGGACTCAAAACCCACCCTTACCTATCTAGGAGATAGCGATGGAGCTTTTTAAACCTAAAGCTGGCACCATCCGTCGTCCGACGGACAACCAGCAAAAGAACGGTCAGATTTACAACCCACCCCGGTATGAGCCGTTTGGTGGCCTGAGTGGAGCGAACAAGGTTACTAAAAACCAGATGACGCTTTCCAAACCCGGTGACACCAAGCGTGTCATTTAACTAATTGTTTTAAACGGCTGAAAAAACAATGTCGCTAGAAAACCTTACCCCTGACGCACGAGATGAACTTGCTGCCTTGGCGAAAGCCTTGGCTGAAAATCCAAAGACCCGAAAGGAGTTTTTGCGATTGACCAAGCAAGCACATCCCGACCTTCCTGTTCCTGAACTTGAGATTGAAGATCGAACCAATCATGCCATTAGCGAGCAGCAAAATCGCATTGCACAATTGGAAGCGAAATTGAAAGAGAAGGACGCTCGCACTGAGTTAGAAAGACGTAGAAATACGTTGAAGGAGAAACGTCTTGCCGAATCAGATGATGATGTCAAAGCCATCGAGAAATTGATGATTGAAAAGGGCATCAGCAATCATGAGTCGGCTGCTGAGTACTACAACTGGATGCGCCAGGCTGATAAGCCTACGCCAGCATTCAGTAATTCGCCAATTACCTCGAAGGTCAATGACTTTCAGAAGTATTTGAAGAACCCGGCAGCGGCGGCAAGGGAAGCAGCGGCGAGCGCACTCAACGAGCTAAGACAGGGAAACCAGTCTCGCCCGATTGGACTTCGTTAATTAGGTCTGTTTCTTAAAAGGAACCTATCATGCCTATTGGTGGCGGTATTATCCCAACAGCAGGCACCAGTCAGTACAATGAACTGACCTACGTTACCCGTAGGGCTTTCATTCCGAAACTGGTTGTCCAGCTTTACAACTCAACTCCCCTGCTTGCTGCATTGCTTGCAAACTCGCAGACTGCCTCTGGCGGTGTGTCGTCTGTAACCGTGCCGGTACAGGGTTCTCAGTTTGTCAACGCGCAGTGGTCAGACTACAGCGGTTCGTTTGCACAGCCTAGCGTTCAGCAAGGTGCTTACAACGCTGAGTTCAACCTCAAGCTGATGATCGCACCCGTGCCGTTCCTCGGTATGGAAGGTGCAGTTCAGCAAGACTATGCGGTGATCCCCTTGATTGAGGCTCGCATGAACGATGCGACCAACGTCATGATGGATGCCATGGCAACAGCGCTTTACAACAACACCAGCAATGCACAGCAATTCACTGGATTGCCCATTGCAGTTGATTCGGCAGGCACCTATGGTGGCTTGAACCGCTCAACCTATGCTTGGTGGGGTTCTAAAGAGTATGCCGCAGGTAGCGTTAACCCAACCCGTCAAAACATCCTCCAGTACATCTCTGGAACGGTGAAAAACGGTGCTGAGGTGCCTTCCTTTGGTGTTTGCGGTTTTGGCACTTGGACACTGTTGGCGCAAGACTTTGTAGGCCAAGAAACCTACATGATCACCCCTGGCAGCAACTTTGCAAGCGGTGAAGAAGGCCCAACGTCTGGTTTCCGTGCGCTCATGGTTGCAGGTGTGCCGATTTATCCTGATCCCTATTGCCCAGAAGGCACACTGTACTTGCTGAACTCGAACTACCTCAGCATGTACATCCACGATCAGGCTGAGTTTGCGTTTACTGGCTTTGAGTCCACGCTGCCTAACTGGCAGATTGGTTATGTTGGCGCAGTGTTGACCATTGCAGAAATGGTGAGCACCAAGCCTAAGAGCATGACCAAAGTGACCGGCCTTAACTCACTCACGCTGTAAGGAGTTAATCATGGCATTGGCACTTAATAAAATCATCGTTAGTGGCTTAAGCAGCGATGCAGATGGCGCGTACTTTGACTACGTTACCCAATCGGTAACGGCAGGCACTGACTACACGCTGCCTGCTGGTCTGTATGTCATCTATCCCGTCGCAAACTGTAAGTATCAGGCTTATAACGGCACCTCTTGGGCCGATGTAATTGCAGCCAATACCGGTGGCATGATGGTTTCTGATGGTCAGAACGTGAAAATCGTTTCGACTTCAGGCACTGTCACGGCACTGTTCTTGACCGTCAATGGTGGTCAGGCTGCTTCTGGCACCTACAACTCGTAATTGGAGTAAAGCATGGATGCAAACAAAGTCGGTAGTCTATTGCCGCAGCAGTTTGGAGGCATCCTGCTTGGGAAGTTGATCGGCGCGAATATGAATTCCACCGCTGATCAACAGATCACCATGTTTAGCAATCCGTCGAAGTTCATCCTTCGACGTATCGTGGTGACGAATGCTTCAGTCTCTCTGTCCACGGCTGCTGGCGGCGTTTATACCGCTGTTAGCAAAGGTGGCACAGCGGTTGTTGCAGCGGCCCAAGCTTACTCCTCGCTTACAACGTCATCGCTTTTCCTTGACCTCACGCTTAGTACGACAAGCAGTGCAAGTACGACGGTGAAATCAAGCATACCCAACTTATACTTATCGCTCACCACCGCTCAAGGTGCGGCAGCAACAGCGGATGTATATGTTTACGGGGATATCTTAGAAGCATGATCTTTGTCACAAACAAAGGTTCTCAGCCACTGGTTGCCAAGTATGTCGATCAGTGGTTTGAGTTTCCTCCGAATAAAAGCGTTCCTATCGAACCTCATGTTGCTCGACATATCTTCGGGTATGGCGACGACAATAAATATCAATACTTAGTGCGTTTAGGTTGGATGAAGATGTCAACCGACCGTGACAAAGCGATGGCTCGGCTTGCCGAGTTCACCTTCACAGACGCACCAGTAAAAGACCAGCAATCAGCCGTGTTGGTGGAACGAGTAGCCCCTCCCGCTCCACGAGGGCGAGCAGGGGTCAAAGTCCAGCCCCAGACAAGCGATGAGGCATAAATGGCAACCTACTCAGGGTATATCGCAGAAGTTAGACGACTTTTGCATGACGCTGCTGGCAACTTCTGGACTGACACCGAGTTAACCGATTACATCAACGGTGCTCGGCATCGTGTCGTCCGTGACACGGGTTGCTTGCGCAATATCCTGACAGGTGCAACCACCACCTCGGTTGAAACCCTCAATATCTCAACACTGACACTGCCTTCATGGGCAGAGCAGATACTCGACATCCTCAATATCAATCTTTATTGGGGTAATACGCGCATACCTTTGCGATACATGTCATGGACGCAGTTCAATGCAGAGTTGCGGTTCTGGCAGAACTACACAGGCCGTCCTATAGCGTTTACACGTTACGGCCAGAATCAGATTTACTTTGGCCCAGTGCCTGACCAAGTCTATGTGATTGAGGTCGATACGATCCTTTTGCCTGTACCGTTAACGTCAGACTCACAAACTGAGGTGATCTTAGAGCCTTACACCTCGCCGGTTGCGTTTTATGCAGCTTACAAGGCAAAGTACAAAGAACAGTCCTACGGTGAAGCAGAAATCTTCAATGCCGAGTACAAGAAGCAATTGCTGGCAGCGATTAACTCTAGCTTCACCCGTCGTCTACCAACGCCTTACTCGATCCAGTAATCATGGCCGCAGTTGAGCAAAAGAAGTCCTACCACGTAACCAAGGATTTCAAAGGGCTTAACACCAAAGCCAATCGTACGGCTATTCAAGAGAATGAGTTCGCCTGGATTGAGAACGTCATGCCTATCGGGTATTCCAACCTGAAGGTCATCCCCAAAGAAAAGCGCGTCACGTACAGCAGTACCAGTTTCACTTGGGGCGGCACGGTGCATTACATGGCACCAGCCAACATTGGCGGTGTTGCCTATATGTTTGCGTTCTTCACCAATGGAGGTGCGCAGTATGTCAACCTGGAAACGCCAACCGCACCCGTTACGCTGGCAGCGTCTGGGACATTCAGCGGAACAAGAACTCAGATTAGTCAATGGAAGAATGAGCGAATCCTCATCATTGACACAACTTATGGATACGCTACGTTCGACGGGACGAATCTCGTTCGGGTCGGTTCGGTTGCCACCATCGAAGTCACCGCAGGCGGTTCAGGATACTCATCAGCACCAACAGTAACGATTGGTCCACCTAATCAAACAGGTGGCGTTCAAGCAACCGCAGAAGCTACGATCTCTGGCGGGATTGTCACTGCGATTACGATTACTGAACCTGGTACCGGTTACACCTCTGCCCCTGCTATTAGTTTTTCGAGCGGTGCAGCCACGGCAACTGCCACAATTATTAGCCAACCTGGTACGTCAATTCAGTCATTCTCAGGTCGAGTATGGATTGCTGATGGTAGGACGGTGTACTACACCGCAGCAGACAGCTACAACGACTTTACAAGCATCTCTGCTGGCAACATTACGCTGGTTGATGCCACACTTTATGGCGACATCACGCAGATCATTGCTGCAAACAACTTCTTGTACGTGTTTGGTGAGTCATCCATCAACGTATTTTCAGATGTTCGCGTCAATACGCTTGGTGAAACACTGTTTACCAACACCAATATCAGTGCATCCATTGGTACAGAACTGTTTTTAGGCATCTTTGCCTACTTTAGAAGCATTTTGTTCATCAATCGGTACGGTGTTTATGCCTTGGTTGGTGCGACAACGACCAAGATTAGTGATGCGCTTGACGGCATCTTCCCGAATATTGACTTTAGTTCGACGGTTACTGGTTGCCAGACCCTGATTTACAACATCTTGGTGTCGTCATGGAACGTCAGGTACAACGATAACGGTACTTACAGGCGTGTCCAGTTGGTCTTCTTTGATCGCAAGTGGTTTATTAGCTATCAAGGTAATCTCACGCACATCAATTCATCACCCGTCAATGGTTTGATCAATGCCTATGGTGTTGAATCAGGCGGTGCATTCTATCGACTGTACGAAGATCAGACAGCAAATATTGCCACTGAGGTTGTCACAGCGCTTTGGGACTTAAAAGACCCGATTCGAGACAAGCAAGCGCTCAAACTTGGTGTTGAAGCGACGTTTCCTGTGACCGTAGCCGGTCAATTAAATATTTCGATTGATAGTGAGTCAAGAGCGTCGACATCAATTGCTCTTGGTAATGCAGTTGCATGGCAGAACAACAGTTTTAACAATATTGCGTGGACAAATAACGCAGGAAGCACGTTACAGTGGGTTTCTTCTGGGTATCAACTCACAGAAGGGTACAAGTTACTGAAGTACGATGCTCAGATGTATGGAAAATACCTTGGCATGACGGTAACATCCACGGCACCAGCATTTACCTTCAACGGCTTCCAGCTTGAACATGAATTAAGAGCGAGGTTCTGATGGCAAAGCCAGTAACAATCCCGAATACATTTGCCACGGCGACGACATCCATCCCGCTTGCCAACTTGGATGCGGATTTCAGCACGGTTGCAACGGCACTTAATGACGCATCGACCTATAGCAACTATGCCTTAGATTCAGGCACAACCAATGCCTATGTTGTTTCGCTTTCTGGTCTGTCAACAACGTACCAGGCTGGTCTTGCCATTCAGTTTCAGGCAACTAGTGCTAACACTGGACCTTGCACTTTAAACGTCAATGGTCAGGGCGCTAAGAACATCATCTACCCTGATGGCAGCAGCCCATCTGCTAATGCCATCGTGGTTGGTGCCATTGCGTCAGTCATGTATGACGGTTCTAGCTTTCAATTGCTGTCCGTTAAGAATGCAGCAGGCGGTGGCGGTGGAGGAGGCAGTGTTTCCTCGGTTGCGATGTCGGTTCCTGCCTTTTTATCGGTTTCTGGCTCGCCAATCACAACGTCTGGCACGTTAGCGGTTAGTTATTCTGGCACACCGTTGCCAATCGCCAATGGTGGTACAGGTGCAACCACCGCTGCTGGCATACGAGTCACGATTGGCGCTGGCGATGTCAATGGCCCTGCGGCATCGGTTGATGATGAGATTGCACTTTACTCAAGCACGACGGGTAAGGTCATCAAGCGAGCAACCACAACCGGTATTCTCAAGGCAACGGCTGGTGTATTGTCGGCTGCTACTGGAGGTACTGATTATCTTGTTCCTGGCGGCGCACTTGGCACACCATCTTCTGGCGATCTATCAAACTGTACTAACCTTCCTTCTGGAAGCATTACCGGACTCGGTACTGGCGTACTTACTGCCTTACAAACCGCTATTGGAGCAAGCGGTGCATTTGTTCCTACAGGCGGTACAGGTGCCACCGGAACATGGAATATTGATGTTCTTGGTAATGCAGGCACTGTAACAAATGGTGTCTACACGACAGGCAGTTATGCCAATCCTGCATGGATCACATCAATTGCTGCAACAAAGATTACTGGTACGGTTGCAATCAGCCAAGGCGGTACAGGTCAAAGCGATAAGACTTCAGCGTTTGATGCGCTAGCGCCAAACACAACCAAAGGTGACATGATTGTCTACACAGGTACGGACAATGTTCGTTTACCTGTAGGCACTGACGGTCAAATACTGGTTGCCGATTCAACCACGACTGAAGGTGTAAAGTGGTTTACGTCAGCCGGCTCTGGCACGGTGACATCGGTTGGCATATCGCCACCAGCATTCTTGACCGCAGGTTCACCAGTCACAAGCGCTGGCAACATCACACTGACCTATTCAGGTACAGCAATACCGATCACATCTGGTGGTACAGGGCTAACAGCGCTAGGCACTGCCGGTCAGGTGTTGCGTGTTAACTCTGGTGGTACAGCACTTGAGTATGGCGCAGTAACTGGTACAGGTGATGTTGTCGGGCCAGCATCATCGGTTAATGCTCAGATTGCTTTATACAGCGGCACGACTGGTAAGTTAATTCAGGCCGCAACGACAACAGGCATGGTCAAGGCAACAAGCGGTGTTATTGCTGCTGCTGTTGCTGGCACTGATTACGTTGCGCCAGGTGGAGCGCTTGGTACACCTTCATCAGGCACATTAACCAACACAACAGGTCTTCCAATCTCAACGGGTGTTGCTGGCTTAGGAACTGGCATTGCAACAGCGCTAGGCCAATCAGTAGGTACTGCTGGCGCACCGGTTTTATTCAATGGCGCATTAGGAACACCATCAAGCGGTACGCTTACTAATGCGACTGGCTTGCCAATCACTACTGGCGTATCTGGCCTTGGCACTGGGGTTGCAACCGCATTAGGATTTACTGCTGGCACTACGGGCGGCGTTGTTATTTATGACGGTGATGCAGGTACGCCTTCGGCAGCAAACCTTACGAATGCAACTGGTCTCCCGCTATCAACAGGGATTACTGGCACATTAGGCGTTGCCAACGGTGGTACAGGTCTGACAGCCATAGGTACAGCTAATCAGTACCTAAAGGTCAATAGCGGTGGAACTGCGCTTCAGTTTGCAACATTGACGGCAGGTGATGTTAATGGGCCTGCAAGTTCAACTGACAATGCAATTGCTCGGTTTGATTCGACGACTGGCAAGTTATTGCAGAACTCTAGTGCAACGATCACTGACATTGGTCAGGCATCGTTTGTTGGTTATGCACAGGTTACGGCTAATACAGGTGCTGGTACATCGGGTTACTTAGAGCTTCAGTCTAATGACGCAGGTTCTGGTACCAAGACATTACGCATTCAGCCGAGTAACGCAGCCACAACGTCAACGCAGACTTACACATTCCCAACGGACTATGGCTCTGGCGGTCAATTTCTTACGACAGATGGTTCTGGTGGGCTAAGTTGGGCATCTGGTGGCGGTGGTGGTTCAGGTGGTCCAGTGCTTGAGTCACAGATTGTGATTAGCCAGAACTACACATTTTCAAGTAATACAAATGGATTATCAGTGTCACCTGTAACAGTGGCGGCAGGGTATGCAGTTACTGTTGGTACAGGCCAAGCCTGGATGATTTTAGGTTAAGGAAGCGAGATGAGTAAGATCAAATTCCAAGGTAATGCAAGCGGTACTGGGACGACGACGTTTCAGTCTGCCAACACCTCTTCTAACACGACGTTCACGCTTCCTGGTACGGATGGAACGAACGGGCAGGGATTAGTTACTGACGGTTCTGGGACGCTGAGTTTTGCCACGGTAGGTGGCACAACAAGTAATGCCTTGACCATGAACAACGGCGGTTCTGGTGACGCATCAGGAACGACGTTCAACGGGTCTGCGGCTAGAACCATTAGCTACAACACGATTGGTGCAGTACCGCTTAACGGTGCTTTAGGTACGCCATCTTCTGGAACGCTATCTAGTTGTACGGTAGATGGTACAAATAAGGTTGGTTATATTGGTGCGCCACAAAGCACGAACACGACCGTAGCAGCAAGCGATGCAGGCAAGCACATTTACTTCACAGGTGGATCGACTGCAACGCTCACGGTAAATACCAACGCGACAACTGCTATTGACGTAGGGACAGTGATTCTTGTGGTCAATAACAACTCTGGAAACCTTACGATCTCTGGTGCTGGTGTGACGTTTCAGTTAGCAAACGGTGCAACAGGTAACAGGACGGTAGCGACAAAAGGTATGGCAACGATGTTAAAGGTTGCAACCGATACTTGGTATGTTTCTGGAGCGGGGGTAACCTAATGGCTGGCGCACTTACAGCGGCAATTGCAGCGGCGTTCTCTGGTGGAGTTGCTCCACCAGTAGTCCCCGACGATTACTTTGAATACACCACGCTATTGCTTCCTGGCAACGGTACAAATGGCGCACAGAACAATACGTTCTTAGACGGTTCTACCAATAACTTCACCATCACCCGCAACGGCAACACGACACAGGGTACGTTTAGCCCGTTCTCACAGACTGGGTGGGGGAATTATTTTAATGGTAGTACGGATTGGTTAACCACAGGTTCTTCTGTTGCCGCATTAGGATCGGGCAATTGGACAGTTGAATTTTGGGTTTATCCGACCACATCTGGAACTGATAGGATAATTTCAGATGCAAGAACAAGTTCACAAGGCTTGCTGCCTACATTTTATCTAAACTCAGCGAACAATATAGTTTTTTATATCAATGTGACAAATGTTTTAACCTCTTCAAGTACAGTAAGCGCAAATGTCTGGACTCATATTGCGTTTGTTAAAAATTCATCAACTACAACTTGCTACATAAATGGTACAGCAAGGGGTACATATAGTGATAGCAATACATATTTAGGAAACGTCACAACCTTTGGCGCTTCTGGATTTACCGTTGATTCACATAGTGCAAAACTAACAGGTTATATTTCAAATTACCGTTCTGTTGTTGGAAGAGCTGTTTACACATCAGCATTTGAC